AATCAAATAATATGAATACAATAGAATGGGGACATAATAAAACTCCAAAAACAAAAGGAGACAAAATTAAAATTGCAAGAGATGCGGAAAGAGTTTGGAATAGACATGTATCTCATCGCCTACCTCATAATACAGTAGCACATAATAGTCCTTTAAGTTCGGGATCAGATGATTTAGGAAATGAACATAGAAATCGTAGAGAAAGATTGTATTCTAAACGAGGTGGATTTGGACCAAAAGATTCTGAAGGCGATCAATTTGCAAAAGTAGGAAGAAATCCATCTCGCAAACAACAAGAAAAAGGTAAAAAAAGACTTTCGCCAATTGAACCGAAACATTTGCATCGTCATACTCAATATGATGAATAATAAATTCTAACTATTTGAACTTTTTAAATAAAACTATGCAAAAGGAAACAAACATGCAGTTTAAAATTTCTTCAACAGAAGAATCTACAAATATTAAGGGAATGACAGTTTTTAACACCGAAAAAGTTGATACCAAAAAGCAACCTATGTTTTTTGGAAAACCTCTTGGAGTTCAGAGATACGATTCATACAAATATCCTATATTCGATAAACTAACTACTCAGCAACTTGGATACTTCTGGAGACCCGAAGAGGTCTCCCTCCAGAAGGATCGTGGGGATTATCAAACACTTCGTCCAGAACAAAAGCATATCTATACTTCTAATCTGAAGTATCAGATTATGCTTGATTCTGTTCAGGGTCGTGGTCCTGGTATGGCATTTATTCCATATTGTTCACTTCCTGAATTGGAAGCGTGTATGGAAGTATGGGGATTTATGGAGATGATCCATAGTCGCTCATACACTTATATTATTAAAAACATCTATTCCGATCCTTCTGAGGTATTTGATACTATCATTGGCGATGAGCGTATTCTGGAACGTGCTAAGAGCGTTACAGAGTCATATGATGACTTTATTCAATCAGCACAGCAATATGGTGTATCTGACGCTTGGATGCACAATCTTGAAGGAGTTTCATACGCAAAGGAAACAATCAACGATGTTAAACGAAAACTGTACAGAGCAGTCGCAAACGTTAATATTCTTGAAGGTATTCGCTTTTACGTTAGTTTTGCTTGTAGTTTCGCCTTTGGTGAACTTAAGCTTATGGAAGGATCCGCTAAGATCATCTCTCTCATTGCCAGAGACGAAAACCAACACCTAGCACTTACTCAGAATATTCTGAATAAGTGGAGAGAGGGTGATGATCCAGAAATGCAAAAGATTATGAAGGAAGAAGAAGAGTGGACTTATAAAATGTTTGATCGTGCTGTAAATGAAGAAAAGAAATGGGCAGATTATCTGTTCAAAGATGGCAGCATGATTGGACTGAATGATAAACTTCTTCAGCAATACGTTGAATGGGTGGCAAATAGAAGACTTAAAGCAATTGGACTAAAACCCCAATACGATATTTCATCAAACAATAATCCACTTCCTTGGACTCAGCACTGGATCAATTCTAAATCAGTCCAAATCGCACCCCAGGAGACGGAAATTACCAGTTATTTGATTGGTGGTATTAAACAAGATATGAAAAAGGATGAGTTTTCTGGTTTTAAACTTTGATTTATTCAGCAAACTGAACTATAATATTATATAAATAGTTTTAGAGTTCAGTTTGTTAAAATGTATTATGTGTATGAATTAATAGACCCGAGAGTTAATCTTCCTTTCTATGTCGGAAAGGGGAAAGACAAACGGGTCTATTTTCATTTGTCTGAAAAATCAAGGGCAAAAAGTGAAAACAAGAGAAAATATAATAAGATACAAAAAATAAGAGAAGATGGATATGAACCGCAAATAAAAATAGTAAAATATTTTGAAAATGAGAATGATGCTTATGATTACGAGGAACTATTAATTGAAAAATATGGAAGAATAAGATATGATGAAACTGGAATATTAACAAATATTTGTGAAAGTTCCAGACCACCTAAGCACAAAGGAAAAACATATCAAGAAATATATGGAGATAAGTGGGAAGAACAAATCCAAAAAAGAATGAAAACAAAAGAAGAGAGTGGAAACTATGGTGGAGTGAGAAAACATACAGAAGAAACTAAAAAGAAAATAAGTCAAAAAGTCGCAGGGAAAAATAATCCAAACTATGGAAATCAACATAGTCAGGAAACTTTAAGTAAGATGAGCAAATCTTTAAAAGAAACTTATGAGAATGGTAGAAAAAATAATACAGCAAAAACATTTATTTTAACTTCTCCTGATGGTGAAAAGTTTGAAGTTTATGGAGAACTGAAAAAGTTTTGTAAGTTAAAAAATATTTCATATGCGACTATGAGTGCTGCTATTCTGTATGATAGAACTGGACCAAGAAAAAATGGTTGGAGTATCAAAGAACTTATAAATATCTAAAAAGTATTTGTAAGATGGACTCTAAAGACATTCGCAATCTTCAAGAAGCATATAGAGAAGTTTATGCTGAAGCAATTATGGTGAATATGAGTGAAGAGTGGAGAGATAGTATTATTGGTTGATTTTCTTTTATACCTATTATGACTCAAAAAATACTTTCGCAGGATTCCAATTATGATGAATGGTGCGAACAGGAAATCCTGAACGCATATAGAGTGGCAGCAGAGTGCGATGAGTTTATGTTTGGTGACTATGACTATTGTAAAGAATGGTTAGGTGCAAATAACTAATCACACATAGATAGAGGAGGTCACACTCCTCTTTTTTTATGCCTAAAAATCAACTGAATAAAGACGAATTGAAAGTTCGGGTTTTGAAACTAAAAGATAAACTTCATAAAGATCACATTAGACCTGAAATGGATATGAAAGGACTTGCCCATAAATATCTGAATGAAGTTCTTGACATAATAGATGAGTACAGATATTGACTATGAAAATCCTTGGATTTATAATGGAGTGCCTTTTACTTCCTCTAATATTCAAGATTATTTTGGTTTTGTTTATCTTATCCAGAATAATCTTACTGGCAAAAAATATATTGGAAGAAAATATCTTTGGCAGTTCCGTACTCCAAAGGGTAAAAAAAGAAAAGTAAAATCTGAATCTGATTGGAAAAACTATTATGGGTCTTGTCCGGAACTTAAAGAAGACATTGACAAATTGGGCAGAGAAAATTTTAGTCGAACTATCTTATCATTACATAAAACAAAGGGCAAAACAAACTTTGGAGAGACCAGTCAACTCTTCAAGAACGATGTCCTCACCGAATCTCTTGACAACGGAGAACCTGCATTCTACAATGGCAACATCCTTGGAAGGTTCTACCGAAAAGATTACTATGGCAACAACGACTGAAGATATCGTGGCGCATGTGAGAACTTGGTCTCTTGACCGTGCTGCAGATATGAGCGTAGATAAAGAGGATGCTCGTGCCATTCTTGCAGAATTCTATGAATGGATTGAACCTGAAGGCGATGAATTGGAAATTGTCTCTCTGGAACCAGAAGATTGACAAATCCTAAATAAAAACTTATAATGTTAAGATTCACAACAATGTGGATCTTTTTTATTATGAGACTTTGATTTTGATTTAGAGCCGTGGGCGCTGCCCCTGAGAAGGGGAACTTCTCCTTTGCCTATACGGATGTAGAGTTCAATTAATTTTAATGCTTTTTAAAACACTTTCAATTATTGCTATTGCCACTGCAGGACTAGCACCCCTTCAAGCAAAAGCAGCGAGCGGATGTTCCCTCGCATCACATTATGGAATTGGTGATGGATATCACGGGCAGACAACTGCTAATGGCGAAAGATACAATGCTTATGGTAAATCAGTAGCACATAGATGGCTTCCTTTTGGAACTAGATTGCGCGTAACCAATCAATCAAATGGCAAGTCTACAATTGTGCGTGTTAATGATCGCGGTCCTTATATCGCGGGTAGAGACCTTGACTTGTCTTATGGTGCATTCTCTACTATTGCTTCACCCAGTCAAGGTGTTGCTAGGATTTGTTACTCGCGGGTATAATGATCTGAAAAATTGAATAATAAATAGAGGAGAGCGATTGCTACTCCTCTTTTTTTATGTTTAATTTTAATTTCGGAAAGAAGAGACCTGACAAAAAGCAGATCGTCCTTATAAGCGTCGTATTGGGTGTCATGGTAGCAACTCTCTCCCAATGCACTGGAGCGCCCCAGGAGCGCCTCTGGGACCTCCTAGACGAGGCACAGAGGGTTCTGTTCCCAGGCACCATAATCAACGATGTGCTGCTGCAGGACCCTGCTGTGGTGGGTAGGAGAGTTCATAGAGATGTGGATAGAGCGATTGCAGAATATGAACGCTTGACAAGAGACTCAAATCCACCTAGAGTACCTTTGCCGCGGTTGATAGAGAAGGCTCTAGATACTTCTAAGTGTTATACTGAAGAGTGTAAGAAACTTGGGGGGGAAATGAGACTTTGTTCACCTTGGGTAGATGGATGCTTAGACAGTTCTACAACTGACCTAAGTAAGTAGACAAAGATTCTGAATCAGTGTATTATTAAAAGGTGGTTGAGAGACCACTTGACAATCAAACTCAAGTCTGGTATGATTGTCTCATGAGCAACAGAGGTCCAAACTCTGTGTAAGTCTCACCCCTCCTATGCCTCTCAACGATGCACAAACCTGGAGGACTATGGGTTAGTAGCTCAGATGGATAGAGCAATTCACTTCTAATGAATTGGTCGGGGGTTCGAGTCCCTCCTAACCCGTTGAAGAGTAATCTTCATACATAAAAGTGATAGAGGGTAAGTCACTGTTATATCCTTATGAGGTATATTACGCTTACTCCATCTTGCCCTTGTATTCCAACGGTAGAGAAGGTGGACTTAGAATCCATACAGTGTAAGTTCGAATCTTACCAGGGGCACTTGACAATCAAACTAAAATAGTTTATGATTGTCTTATAAGCGAATGTGGTGTAGCGGTAACATCCCATCCTTCCAAGTTGGTGTCACGGGTTCGATCCCCGTCATTCGCTCTGAACCATAAGGTTCTATAAATAGTGGTAGAACAATAAAACTTCTACCAAATGACAAAAGAAACTAGAACGTATGCTGATCGTAGAGAAGCAAATAAAGCAAGCGTCATCAAAAGACGTAAGCAAAACAAACTTCTTCTAGTAGAATATAAAGGTGGTAAGTGTGAACGTTGTGGATATAATAAGTGTATCGCTGCCTTAGAGTTCCACCATCTCGATCCCGCTACCAAGGAATCCAAAAACCTTGGAACCACTGTTGCCATAGAAAAACAAAAAGTAGAAGCAGATAAATGTATTCTTGTATGTGCTAACTGCCACAGAGAGATACATCACGAACAACATAATGGCGTGTAGCACAACGGTAGTGCAAATGACTGTTAATCATTGGGTCGCTG